GATTAGCAGCGGGAGCTGGAGGAGCAGCCGCCGCTGGGGGTGCAGCTGCCGCAGGCGGTGCAGCCGCAGCAGGCGGCGGGGCTATGGCAGCATTGGGAGGTGCAGCAGCAGCTGCCGCACCGTTCGTATTAGGAGCTCTAGCTGTAGGAGCTGTTGGTTATGGTGCCTATAAATTATGGCAATGGCGAAAGAAAAAGCGTGAAGAAAAGAAACAGCAAGAAGAACAAAAGAAAGCCATGATGCAGGCACAAATTGCACAAGCAAGTGAGTCAGCAAACAATAAGCCTGCCACAAGTACTGCACAACAAGTTTCTTCTGCAACAGATGCAGCAGCAACTGATATGTCAGGTTCAGGTACGTCAACGACTATTAACAATGTTAGCAGTGGAAGTGGAGGGGCCGACCCGGTTACACCTCAAGGCCCTACATCAGTTCGTATTCAAGACAATAGTTTCATACGATTCCAAGATAAACGAACAGCACGGGTATAGCAGGAAAGGGGGCTTTTAGGCCCCCTTTCTTTTTGCTTTTATTGAATTAATCTTCGGCTAACTTGCTGAAATAACTCAACGTGTCATCGTCATCATCTTCATCCGCCTTAGAGGTCTTGATGACAGGCGCAGAAGTTGACTTCATCTTAGGTGCTGCTGCAACAGGTTCATCTTCCATACGACTCTCAGAAATCTTATCTGCTGTCATGGATGATACCGGACTTCCCTTTAACACCATGTCGAGCTTCTTCTTCAGTTCTTCATAGCTCTTGAAGTTCTTAGGATCCAAGAAAGTTTGAAGAGGATGCTGTTGATTCCAGATGGCTTCAATGGCTGAATCATCATCAGCAATGGCTGACACAGGCTCAAATTCAGACTTGTCGTAGTTACGATATCCTTCAACATTACGAATCTTCAACTTGAAGTTGGCACCCTTCCAGAAATCAAAGGGATTGGTTGGATCCTCATCTTCAAACTGAGGTTGCATCACATCCTTAATCTTGTCGAAAATCTTCTTACCAAACTTGTACAAGAACACCTTACCCTCGTTCTGAGGATTGGCAGAGTCCTTCACAACAAGAATGTTTGTGATATAGCTCAAACGACGCTTTTGCTTACGAGCAATTTCCTTATTGCTCTCAATGCCAGAGTTCCAAAGTTCTGAATTTAATTCAGATACCGGATCCGGCTGATTCAATGTGGTCAAGCTGTTCTCAATGTACCAGCGACCAGAGGGACCTTGGAATCCATGATTCCATAGACGTACCCAGGGAAGTTCCTCACCCTTTGTGGGGGGAAGAAAACGAATCACGGCATATCCATTGCCTGCCTTATCAACGGCGGGTGACCAGAACCGGTCATCTTCACGGCGTTCGTTCGTTTGTGGGTTTGCAATCTTTTCCACCTCTTTCATGAGGTTATCGAAGTTGCCACGATTCTTGCGTAAATCAGATAAACTTGTGTAAGACATTGTGTTTCTCCTTGTATAACGGTGTATGTAAAGTGTATGTTGCGTATGGTACTGCCATAATATTAATACCTATCATCAATCTCATCATATTCTTCGTCTGAATAACTTTCATCAAAATAATCTTCATCAAATTCAGTGTCAAGCATATCGTAGATTGCCTTACGATGTTTGCCAAACTTATCTCGTTCTACTTTCTTGGGCCTTTTGAAGCTGCGATATTCATCTTCTTCCCATTCATGATTCTTACTCATAGAACGCCTTCAGTGTAATCATTGAAAATTTTTCCTTGTTGATTTTGATAAATGGTGAATATTTGTGTATCATGCGTGAGACAGAGTTCCAAACCGGGTCTAAGACTAGATGTTCATCTATCTCAGTATTAAATCTATACAATTTATTTAGAATAACAAGTGTTTCTAACCGACATTTTTTACCACAATATGCCTTCAATATCACCGGATGTCCTGAGGAACAGTCCCATAAATCTTCTTTGAGCTGAACCAATCCTTGAAGATAGGAGATATCCTGAGTGTAAATATATGTCAAACTCTCATGAACACGTTTCCATTCCATATAGATATCATGCCCAGCGGGTTCAAAAATACCCCATTCATTACCACTCAAAAAATTAGCAACCAAATAATTGATGAAATCTTCTTGTTGATAATTGTACTGTTTCATCAATACTTCCAACTTCTTTTTGAAATTCACCTTCACACCCGCTTTAGGCTTCTTGGGAGTGATACCACTTCGAATATCATAATTGTCAGTGGTGAAGTGTAATCTCAAAGCTGTGTAAATTTTATAGGCGTCATCAATGGTCATACAGTTCCGTACAGTGAGTGTATACCATAAAAATAATCATAATGATGTCCTCCGTCAAGTCCTACATCTTTAGCTTTTTCTAATGGTGTTGGGTCTGACACATCCCACTGCACATCTTTTCCTGCTGTTGTATTATAAAACATGGTGGGTTCCCAGATAGGAATATTTAATGCACCGCCTGGAATACCTGTAGTAATAATCTTAGATTTCTCAGTGATGTAGGCAAAAATTTCATCATAGATAGGGAAATCTACATTCTTGGCATCAATCCAAAATTGGGTGTCATTTCTAGATGCGGTCTTGTATTGATTCAAGATGAAGGCTACCCAAAGATTGTAATTCCAATCTAAAAGTTCATTGGCATTTTCAATGGTTTCTTTTCCAATGAGAATTTTTCGTAAGGATGTAATGGCGTTAGCTGTTAATGCCAAACCAGGAGCATCTAAAGGTTCAACGAACCCCGCCGCCATGCCAATTGTACAAGTATTTTTCTTGAAGGGATTAATTGCTTTACGTGGCGTGAAATCTACAATGAAGGGATCAATTTTAAAATCATTGTCCCCTACATTGGTCAAAAATTCATTGATGGCTTCATCATCTGACACATGGCGACTACTGAAAGCATATCCCGTGCCAATTCTACTCCACGTGGGAGTAATCCATCGCCAACCATATTTCATGGCACGTGCTTTTGTATAGGGATGGAATTGATTTCGTTTATCCTTGTAAATCATGGGTCCGGCAACAGCCCGATTTGTTAACAGGACATCCCCATACCATTTATATGTTTCTTTGAAAACTTTTTGATTGAAGGCAGTTTGCCCAATACAACTCACAAAATAATCAGCAGAAATGGATTGTCCATTCTCTAACATCAATGTCTTGGCATCTTCACCTTCATATAATAAATCAACAGCAGTACCCACAATATGATGAATTTTTTCATTGAGGGATGCCATGTTTTGCATGGTTCGAATGAACATATTGGCATCAAAATGAATGGCGTTGGTCATGCCACCTACTTGAATATTCCTATCATAGGGACGAATATACAAATGATTTTTCAGAGCATATTTTGGCATGTCTGAGATGTAATCATTTACTGAATCTTCTTTAGGTTTCTTTCCTAATAAAGATTCTTGCTTAAGGTTATCAGAAGTTTGATATAGAAATTCATGAAGAAAAGGTTTTTCACTCCATCCTTCATAATAGACACCATATTTAAAAGCAGCATCAATATCAACAAGAAATTTCAAATAATGCTTACATGGTTGGTCAGTATTAAAACCAAAGGTATCTTTCAGATAAGTCATGAATACCTGAGTGGTTGATTCCCCCACACCTATTGTAGGAATTTTATCTGACCCTACAATGGTCACCTTTGTCACCTTGCTCATGTTTGCTAGTGAATGTGCAGCCATCCATCCAGACGCACCTGTTCCAACAATACAAATATGCATAATATATTATAGTGGAAGTTTACCTGTTTTCTTTAGTAAATTTAATTCTTGCGCTTCAGCACCAATTTTTTCTTTCAATGAACTTGATATCATTGAGGCGACGGCCACAGGATCAATACCTTTTTCATCACAATATTCAAGAAGTGTTTCCATCACACCTAAGTTTCTTCGAACTGCTTCACGTTCAATGAACATGGAAAAATCAGTAGAATTATTGAATTCACGGGTAATAAGATATTCCACCGTGATAAGTTTTGGGTCATCCTGAGGTTTCTTTTCTGTTTCGGTTGTATTCATGAGTGTTTACCACATAAAAAATATGATTGCCAATTTTCTTAATAGGATGTGCAAAATCCCAATTAGGTTGCACTGTAGTATTATGAAAATATAATGCATTCTTAATACTACTTAAACGAATGTTGCGTGTCAAGACCTCACGGGCAATTTTTTTCGCGTCATTGTATAATGCCGTGTCCATCTTTGCGCGCGCACCACATGTCCAGGAAAATTGACATCCGCGTTTATTTCGTTGATATACAACAGCACACACCGTTTTAGGAAAATCTTTGTGACGTACTCGATTCATGGTAACAGTTGCTACTGCCAATTTTCCTTCATAAGGTTCAGCTGGTGCTTCATAAAAAATGTTTTTAGCCAAACAGGTGACTTCTTTTTCAGAAATTCTCTGAAATGGTTTTTCTGGAAATTTATGGATGTTTGCTTGATTGGGCACTAAGATGGCCACACCCAACAATAAAATTGCAATGATATTTTTCATATAACCTCCTATACGTGAAATATAGTACGTTATGCCAACTATGTCAAGTACTGTAAAGGATAATTAAATGCTTTGTAATCATCATAAAATAACATTTCCGTGGCCTTTATAAATTCTGGATGATTAAAATCCACATTGATGTTTACATGCTGTGATGAATTATCATGCGTAAGAAGTGAGGTATCATACCCCAACACTTCTTCAATCCATTCATTAAATGTTTCAATTTCCTCGTACCGAAAATTTTTCACTTTGGGGTGGTAGGAAAATTCTACCTGAGTTGTAAAAAAGGATTGTACAAATTGCGGATCCTGAACTTGCAAAACCTCGTAAAGCTTATGCCGTTGAAGAAAAGTTCTAGTAGGATATTTTTTCAAACAACAATTGTATGTGAAATTTTCTGTTAAAAATTTAATACATTCATTGGTTGAGCTCAAAAAATCTACAAACTGATGAGCATCACATATCATGTTATTTGTTGGTGTTCTTTTAATACACCCTTTTTCAAGACATGTCATTTTTGTTAATGTCATGTATTTTAAGGATGATATAAATCTAGACAATGGATGACGAACAACACTCACGCCAGGCAACTTACCAAATACTGCAATACTTTGTCCATAGGTATGATGCCAATGAGTTACATTATCGAACGCATCTTTATGTTCAGGAAATTTGTTGTAAATGTTGAAAAACTTTTCATACGATACAGTTCCTGTTCTCGGAATCTTTACCCAAATGTAATTCTCACGTTTTCCATTTAAAATCACAACATGACACTCCAATGCCTAAACATTTTCATCTTAGGAGGGTTGCTGGTACTGAGATCCGCAGCCATTAGAAACGCAGCCACAAACATAATTTTTACCTGGTACACCTGAACAACTTCCTGCACTGAAACAGAAATTAGTACTACATGCGGCTGGCATCACAACAATGGTATCACCATCCAAGCGGAAATATTGTTCTTCAACTTCATCACCTTCATTTTCTTCAGGTGAAGTGATATACACATTTACAGAATAAGTTCCAGAACTTACTCGCACACCTTCAGCATCTACAGCTTCAAAATAGATGCGATAAACGTTGGGTTCAACAGTTTCGGGGGGTGTTAACGTAATGGTTTTTGTTTCAAAATCAAATGTCATCCAATCAGGATTGATACGTGGCATTCCTATTTGTAGAACACCTGTATAATTAATGGCGGCAACAATATCATCACGGAACTGCATAACATGTGTAGTTGTTTCTCCGCGCTGTGCATTAATTCTTTGTGTTTGCTCTGGATGGAAAACATCGTTCACGCCTAATGCACGAACCAAACGATTTGGAGTTGTTCCATATATGGATTCATTACGGAATAATAAATCTTCACTTGCTCTTTCAACGATTTGTGCTTGAATTTGTTGTGCTGATAAGTTAGGGGATGCCACAATATACTGAGCAACAACACTACTTACGATGGCAGCAGATAATGAAGTTCCGGATGCTGTTCCTGTAGTGCCATCTGCTTTGGCAATTTCAATGTCAATGCCTGGAGCTGTGACATCTACTTCAGGCCCCCAGTTACTACTAGCTCCTGATGCCCAACTAATGACACGGTCATAGGCATCAGATGCACCAACACCTAATACTGAATCCAAACCTACTGGTGAGAAGTTGTCAGCCGCTTCACCTGTATTACCTGCTGCTGCCACAACAACCAACCCAGCATTTTCAAGTTGAGTGATTTTCATGTCTAGAATTTTACTCTTGGTTACAACCCAAGAACAATTCACCACTTTAACTGTATTTGTTAATTGATGGTCAGTTAATACAGCATCAAATGCTGCCAATAAATCACTGAATAAAATTTCAGTTCCCATGGAAATTTTCACATTTTTCAATGTGGAATTTTTTGCTACACCAAGAGTTTCTCCAACAATCAAACTTGCAATGCTTGTTCCATGACCAAGTTCGTCTGTAAAGGTTTCATCATAGCTATGGACATTTACAATGTTGGCATTAGCAAATTCAGAATGAGATGTATTGATACCTGAATCAATGAGGTAAATTGTAGCTCCCTCAC